GAGGCGGAAGCCGGGGCGGCGATCGGAACAGGATCGGTGATCGCTTTGGAAAAAGGCGTGGCTTTGTTGTTGAAATTGTTGTTAGGCGCAACGGTCGCCGGTGTGGCCGCGGCGGTGTTCGCCGAAACAAAGAAAGCATATCGCGCCTGGAAGAAAAGCGCGCAGGCAGGACGCTGGCAGGCGGGACCGGGAGCGAAGTGGCAGACGAAGCAAACTGTCGAACCGAAGTTGACGCGCCAGGACTTGATGCTGTTAGCGCTTTCTGGTAAGTATCCCGTCGATAAATTGGCGGGCAGGCCGAGGGTAAGTCGGATGCGATCCGAGTCCAATGATGACGAGCTGAACATATCCATGTAGGAGGCCGCGTGAAAAAAATCATCATCACCTTTCTTATTTTGGCTGGGTCTTTGACCGCTTGCGGGGTGTATGACCAGGTGGAAGCGGAGGCAGTGGCTACGTTTGCGGCGATGGGAACTGCACCGCCGCCCAAATATCAGACCGCGGCGGCGATCTATCTGGGATTGACATTGACGCCAACACCGACGCCCTATAGCGGTACACCCACGACGAGCATGGAACAATATTCCCTGACGTTGATCGCTCAACAGCAGGCCAATGGACTGACTCAATCTGCCCAGGAGTTGGAGCTGGAACGGGAGAAGATCGCCGCAGAGCAGAAGGCGGAGGCTGGCAAGGCAACCGCGGCCGCGGCGGAACGGACATCGGCGGCGATTGACGCGATACGCACCGCACAAGCGCAGGAAACGCGGCAGATGGCTACGGCGCAACAAAATGCGACGGCCACTCAGGACGCGCTGATCTACATCCAGCAGACGCAGGCGGCGCATGGGGTGGAGACACAGCAATCAGGACAACAGACGGCGGCGGTGGAACCGACTCATGCGATGTGGACGATGACGGCGGTTTCGATCCAACAACGCATTTCAGAGGGACAGGCGCGGGATATGGAGCTGGCGGTGCGGCGTCAGGAAATGAAAAACGTATTCGATGCCTACGGGCCGTGGTTGATGGTGATCTTTGTTGCCGTTGTTTCATCGGAAGGATTTCGGAAGTGGCTGAAGACGCGCGTGTTCAAACGGGACGAGCATGGCAAACTGCCGGTTGTTTCCACGGAAACCGAGAATGGAAAGAAGGTATTCGCAAAACTGGATCAACTTCCCCTACCGATCTTTACAGTGGATAAAGATGGACAGGTGGAACAGCCGAAGCCACCCGACCCCGCCGAACAATCGGATGTGACGCGCAGGACGCAAGCTATCGAGGCGATCTCATTCCTGCCGACACCGTATGCACAGCAAGGCACGAAGATCATGAACGCTGAGTTTGGCAGGCAAGCAAGCACGCCGAACATTTTCACTCGAAACAACCCGGCCATGAATCCCATCCTGGACGAGGCCGAGGCGCAGTTCCTGGAGGAAGCATGACTGACCTGCAGAGACTCTATCCGATTGTCGTCAAAGTGGCGGAAGTTCTGGAATACATGATGGTGGAAGAAATGGGACTGATGCCCCCCGAAACCTACGAGGTAGGCGAGCGGGACGATCGTGTTTATATCGTCGCGTCTTTCAACCCGATGGCATTGGGAAGAAGTTTGAAGGCTTACGAAAATGAGGATGTGGCGCGGCGCTTGAAGATGGCGCTGGGCGGGTTGCCCATTACGATCACGCGCAAGACGGGAACTCATTACGTGGTTCTGTTGACCGGATCGCTGAGCCTGCCGCGCTCGATCCCCTTTCCTGGTTTCGGCGAGCGTGACACATTTCGCCTGGGCATGGGACTGCGGAGCGAAGTGAAATTGCACGCCAACCAGTTGAAGAACGTGATTATCGGCGCGGGGCAGGGAGCGGGCAAGAGCAACGTGCAGGCCTTGCTGATTCACCAGGCACGCGCTTTCGGCTGGAAACTTTTCCTGGCCGACCCGGACGGGCACACGTTCAACCCGGATATCTGGAATAGCCTGGCGGCGGCACCTGTGGCCAGTTCCCCTTCCGACGTTTTTCAGGTTCTGGACCGTATTGCGGCGGAACTGGCTGACCGTGTCGCGCTCTTTCGTGCGGCGGCTGATCGTGGGATCCCGCCCGCGGACATTGACGCGTACAACCTAATGGTGGCTGATGCCACGTTGCCGCGTCTGGCATTTGCAGTAGACGAGGCGAATTCGTACCTGGGTGAAAAAAAGATTTTTGCCCAGATGGCTGATCTCCTGCGCCGCGGTCGGAAGTGGGGATTGCATATCTTCCTATCGGGCCACGAATGGCATAAGGACACTGTACCCGCCGAAGTCAATGACATGCTTCAGACACGCATCGGGATGACGGTGGCCGCCGAGCAAACGAGCGCGGTGGTGTTGCGTTCCTCGCACTGGGGGCGCTGGGTGATCGGGAAGCCTGCCGGCCGTGGTGTGTTGCGGACAAACCATTATCAGCCGATGCAGTTCTTTCTGGTGACGGAAGAGATGGAGCGTGAATGGCTGGGACAGACGGTGGTGGTGCCGGCGCCATTACCAGAATGGGAAGCAGTGCTGGTAAGACGATCTATACAGGAAGCCGACGGCAGGATGACCATTGCAATGCTGATGGGATGGGGCGTGGACGCATGGAAGGCGCGCACTATGCTGGAACGATATGAGGTGTGTGGCTGGTTGACTAAGGATGGAACTCAGAAGAATGCACGTTGCATAACCCCAAAATTGGCTGGTTTGGTCTCAAACGCTCAAACTGCTCAAACTGCATCAAACACCCACCCGTTGGCTCAAACTGGTCTCAAACTGTCTCAAACACAAAATATGGGATTGGCTGCCGATTGATGAGTAGTCAGTCACAAGGATTCTTTGGAATGCAAAAACCAGCCACTGGTACGCCACCTACCACACCGCCACAGACGAGCGCACGGTGCAGGGATATGATTACCATCCGGCGGGCGCAGAAGCGCCTTTTACGGACTTATCGCCGGCTCGGGAAATCCAGGTCATGGCGCGCGGTTGCGAAGAGTTTGGGCATCAATCATGGCGACATTAGCGCATTCATCAATCACGGACACGTCCCGCGCAGTGAGCATCTTCGCCTGGCGCTTGGTCTGCCGCGTATCATGCCGTCGGAACGGAAACCCGTCCAGCATAAGTTCATCCCATTGATCGGGACGGAGGGGTGGGAGATGGCATTTTTCAAATTGCTCCGACCGAGGAAATGGAAGATCGAATGAATGAATTCATCGAGTGGTATTTGAACGAACGTCATCATCTCTGGCCGCGCAACGTGTGGTGCGGAATTTCGGTTACATCGCAAGCCACGACGCCGCGTATCGCTGCGTTGTGGTCAATTCGACAGATGATCAAGCTGCGCCTGGCGTCCACCATGCCGACATTCTTCGTGAGTTATGGTCCCGCGCTGGAATCGGTCAACTTCAATTCGTATGAAGACGCGTTCGACTGGATGATCATCGAGGGGGAATCGGGGCGCGGCGATACGGCTATGCTGGAAACGGAAACAGTTCTGAACACCCTGGCGTGGTGCAGGATGAATGGTATCGCTCCATTCGTAAAGCAAATGGGGACGCGCTGGGCGCAACAGACAGAGGCGGATAGTTTCCACTTCAAAGGCGGGGACGTGAATGCCTGGCCTGAACAGATCCGCGTGCGGGAGATGCCGAAAGGGTAACCAATGGCTGAGAAAAAATTACTCGATCAGTTGGCGGATACGCTCCGAATGAAACACTATTGGAGAGTCTTATTCGTCGGTAGATGGATAAGGATAGTTAGAAGGCTATCATGCGAACAGTCACGGTTGAGAATAATAAAATTGTTGTTGAAGCTGATGGCGCAAAAGTCCGCTATGATCTGCGTATTGTGCGAAAGAGAATCGCAAGCCTTTTGCAAGATCTTGAAGAATGGCGCAAATATGAAAGCCTTCTAACACAACGGCACTGGACTTTGAAGCAAGCCTGTCCCGCTTATGTTCACGATTTTTTGCGAGACAAGGCTGGACACGCGTATTGTTTTCATTGCGGCGAACGGCTTCAAAGCCAGTAATGCAAACTTTCGACGCTAAATAATAGACGTTATCACACTTTAAATTGCGAAGATAGAAAAAGAGGGGTATCCTTCCGAAGTTGCATCACCAGACTTAAGAAGGATCCCCTCTATGAACTATTATGCCAGATTTTCCCGGAACGGGACACAGTTTCTCGCATTGACTGGATACACACGGGAAGAATTCCAGGCACTGTTGCCCGCCTTTCGCACCTGCTTTTTGAAGCGGATGGAGCGCTACACGCTGAAAAAGAAGAAGCGTGGTAAACGTCGTTACGCGGATTATTGCAACAGTCCTCTGCCGACGATGGAAGACAAACTTGTGTTTATCCTGATGTATCTGCGCAAAGCGACCACCCAGGATATTTTTGGAGAAGTTTTCAGAATGTCGCAACCGGTAGCCAATAAGTGGATCCATATTCTACATCCTTGCTTGAACCGAGCACTGGCAGAGTTGGGCGAAAAACCGGCCCGCAATGTCACGGAGTTGCATCTGGCGTCTAAAAAAGGGCAGATTTTCTTCCAGGATGGCACAGAACGACCCATCGAGAGGCCCAAAAACCAGAAAATCCAAGGCTTTTTCTATAGCGGCAAGAAAAAACGGCATTGCGTCAAGAACAATGTGCTGATCAATCAACAGGCCAAGATCCTCTTGCTGACCCCGACCTGCGAAGGCAAGAAGCACGACAAGAAAATAGCAGATGAAACCGACCTGGTCTTGCCGAAGGGGAGCCGCCTATGTCAGGACACCGGCTTTCAAGGTTTTGCTTTGCCAGGCGTGACCATCATCCAACCTATGAAGAAACCGCGCGGCAAAGAACTCGCTCCTGAGCAAAAAGAGAGCAATCGCCAGATATCCCGCTTGCACATCCGCGTCGAACATGCCATCGGAGGAGTGAAACGCTATCGGATTGTCAAAGATCAAGTGCGAGCCCGGAAAGATAACTTCCGAGATCGGGCCATGGAAACCTGTTGCGGCTTGCACAATTTCCGCTTGAACTTCAGACCATGGCGCTACAAGTCCGATTCTGTTAAAGTGTTATAACGTCTAATACTTACGTATATGCCAATATATGTAACTAATGCCTGAAAAACCATGAAAACACAAAATGCGCTTACCCCAGTTCGACAAGTTGATCTCGCCGCGATCGATCGCGCCGACTTACAGCCGAGAACCAAATATAAGTACAAGCGCGAGATCACGAACCTCGTCCAGGCCGGCGTCAATCCGTTCGATATGGAGGCGCTGGCCGATTATGCCGACCGGCTGAAATCATCGAGGAAGTCCTTTTTGAAATCTGCGCTGAGGATCCTCTCGGCCGGTGAGGAGATGCGACTCAAAGGGAGAGCCACGCCCGAGAATATCGCCCAAGTGCAGGCGGGTATCTATCGCATCGAGGCCATGCGCGCGGCCGTTCACGCGGGAAAGCAGAAGGGCACAAAGGCGCATACGTGGCTTTCCCCGGCTCAGGTGAAACGGATCACGTCCCTGTGCAATGACGATATCGAAGGCCGACGTGACTGGATACTACTGGCCGTGCTATTGGGTGCTGGCCTGCGACGCGAGGAACTGGCAAGCCTGACATTCGAGGCATTGAAGCAAATGCCGCTTCGAGGCGGACGGACTCGTGATGTGATCGAGGTGAAAGGCAAGGGAGCGAAGAGCCGCGTCATCCCGATCAGTGCGGCGCTTGCAAAACGTCTGCGCGAATGGAAGGTGATCACCGGCGGCGGGCGCGTGGCGCGGTCGCTGGGACGAAAGAAGCAATTGCGCGAGAGTCTGTCGGCGGTGGCCATCTTCAAGATCGTGAGACGGTATGGCGTGTTGATCGGGAAACCCGAGCTGGCCCCGCACGATTGCCGCCGCACGTTTGCCCAATTGGCCTACGAGGCAGGAATCCCGATCACGCAGATCAGCCGATTACTCGGCCATGAGAATGTCGCTACGACGCAACGCTACCTGGACCTGGAACTCAACCTCGAAACAACGGCCAGCGATTTCATTCCGCTTTCAGTATAATAATCTTTATGAACACGCCTCCCAACCTTGAATTGACGCCGCGGCAAAAGCAAGTTTTGCAGTTGTTGGTAGATGGGAATACGTTCGATCAAATCGCGGTTCATCTGGGAATCTGTAAATCCACGATCGTCAAGCACACTATCGCCATGCGTCGGAAGTATGGCGTAGCCACTCGTTACGAGATGATTGCCCATGCGGTGGCGCTGGGCGATGCGCATGTTTTCATGGGGAAACAATCGTAGAAAATCAGGGTATTGGTTTTCGTACCTTGTTCTGAATTTAGCCTGCTCCTATGATGGGGATAAGGAGACTCCTATGAAACTCACAACCTCTCGTTTTCTTGTCCTCGTTACCATCGTAACGCTCATGCTGGCGACATCCATGTTTCCCGTGCTCGCGCAGGGAGCGACCGCCCAGGGTCCCGGCCCGGAGCCGACGGATATTGATTTCCTCGTTCAGCTGCTATTTGGGCTGGCGGTCACGGTGCCGGGCTTTACCGCCCTGGGCGTCATGCTCGTGAACCTGCTCAAAATCCCCGGCTGGGTCACGGACGGGAACGCACAAATTGCGCTGAATATTTTCAACATACTCTCGGCGGTTGTGATCGGTTTGGTGACTTTATTCCTTCCCAACGTGGACGTAACCGGCTTCGACCTGACGTTTGGAAAATTGGCCGGTGCGCTGACCGTTCTTCTGCCGACGTTTGTGTTGCTCTATAAATGGCTGGCTCCCTACTTCTATCAGGCCATCCGCGGCGTCCCGGTTGTCGGCTATTCCCATACCTTGATGGATAAAGCCGGAGCATCCAAAAATTTAATCCAATGAATTGCAGGCAGGGATATTGCAAATCCCTGCCTGATTGGATTTAGGATGCCCAATATTCCCGCTGAAGCAGTCGCTCTTGGGTGCGGTCTGGCCGCCCTGGCTTGGATATTTTTTGCGCGTTCACAGAGGGGACGAATGCAGAGCAAAGCGCTGATTTGGTTGAGTGTTCCCTTCATGGCTATGTCAGCGTTGTATTTATGGTTTTCGATCTGCGATGTGCCGATTGAATCGCGCGGCCTTCCTGCGCGCATCGGCATTCTTGCCGTCTCCGTTTCGCAGGCCATCATCCTATCATTGTTATCCTACCTGCAAAGGGGGACGCATGGACGCAACCAGTAACGATCTCACCCTCTCTGCCATTGTATCCATCATCAGCGCCATTGTGACAGTGATCGGCGCGTCCCTAGCGCTTTATAAAGCCAAGCCCGAGCGCAGAAAACTGGATGCCGACAGCAATGCGTCCATGGCGGAAGCGGCAGAGAGCCTCGCCAGCGGGACGAAGCTCATCAATGATCCATTAATGAATCGTATTATGGATTTGGAGAAGCGCGAGAAGAAACGAGATGAAAGCGAACGCGCCTGGAAACTGGCCTGGAATGCAGAGATGACCGACTTGAAACAAAAGTTCGAGGAAATGCGCCTGGAATTGGACGCCTATAAGGATTGGGCGCTGAGGCTGGACGGCCAACGACGTAAGGCCGGGCTCGACCCGGTGCCATTCAAACCGAAAGAAACTGGAACGGCAAAACTATTTTAAGTTGCTTTAAGGAGTTGCTTTTGAAGTCATACAAGAAAAACCCACGCACAATCAACGACCGCCAATTGCAGGACCTGGCGGAGTGGTTGCGCGAGTTGGGGGATCTGAGTGGCGTGGTGCATGACCTGAATTCAGATCAAGTCATTGGCGGCAACCAGCGTTCGAAGGTATTCGACATCAATAACTGCGAGATCGTGGTCGATCACAAAATGCGCCGGCCAGACTCTCAGGGAACGGTAGGGCTTGGATATGTGATCTGGGAAGGCAAGCGATATTCCTACCGCCAGGTGCGCTGGACGCCGAGGCAGTGTGAGAAGACGAACATCATTGCCAACAAAGCCGGCGGAGACTGGGATAACGATCTGCTCGGCAAGTACTTTAAAGCGGATGATCTTGCAAGCTGGGGATTCACGGAGGATGAATTAGGCGATCTCTTCGATGAGCCGGAACACAAGAAAGTGGATGCGCCGGCACGTTTCGACGAGGCCGACAAGTTGTTTTGGGGCGTGAAGCGCGGCGATCTCTGGGCGATCGAGGAACACCGTTTGATCTGCGGAGATAGTTCACAGGAAGAAACCATCGCGCGGTTGGTCATTAGCCAGAACGAGAAACAAGGAGATGGACAGCCTGGTCATCTCTTCTCGACGGATGCGCCTTACATGGTGGATTACGACGGCACAGCCAGGCCGGGCGGCGGCAAGGACTGGAGCGCCAAATATAAAGAGTCCACCATCAAGGATAAACAGAAGTTCCTGACGGATGTTTTCCGCATTTGGCATGGATATTTGAAGCCCAATGCCGCCTGGTTCATCTGGCATGCGAGCGCGACACGCTTCCTATTCGAGCAGGCAATGATCGATTGCGGAATCTTGATACATCAGGAAATCATTTGGGTGAAGCCGGTCTTCGTAATCGGGTTCGCCACCTACTACTTCCAGCATGAGCCGTGTCTTTTTGGCTGGCCGCGCGGCAAGAAGCCATATCTGCGAAAACGTTTTTTTGACGGCAAGGAGTCCACGGTCTGGAACGAAGCGGATTGGAGTGAGAAGCAGGCGGATATCCTCGCCGAGATTCACCAGAACTCATCCGTCTGGTTTCTCGATTGGCAGGGGAAGAAGCGCCAGTCAAAAGGTCTTCATCCCACCGAAAAGCCGGTCGAGATATTTGCGCGCCCGATGCGGAATCACACCCGATCAGGCGAGATCTGCCTCGAACCGTTCTGCGGTTCCGGGAGCCAGATTCTGGCCGGCCAGCAGGAAGGCCGACGCGTCTATGCGGCAGAGATCGAGCCGGCATTCGTGGCCGTAGCCTTGCAGAGGTTCGAGGATGCAACAGGCATCGAGCCGAAAAGACTGGAGCGCGCGTAATGACCACCACTAAGAAAGGCGCAACTCAGAAAGAGAAAAAGAAATCAATCAAGCAGAATCGACATCCGCTGCCGTCTGAGGTATCCAGCGCGCGCAAATATAAGGCGTGGGAAATGCGCGTGATGAATCCCCACATGACATTTGCTGAGATCACGAAAAAACTCAATGAACTGTTTCCCAATTATCCACTGAGGTCCCACCACCAGGCCGTTGAGAAGATGATTAAGGAGGCGGAGAAGGAATATATTGCGGCGCATAAGGTGGAGGTGGACACGATCAAGGCTGAGGCCGGCATCGCAATGGATTGGGTGCGACACGAAGCGGCTGAAGCCTGGGAAAGAAGCAAGGAATTGGTGCGTGTTGTAAAAAAACGCGAAGAGCATCCTATCGAGCAAATCCTGAAAGGATCGGCGGGTGAACCACAATTTTTGAAGCGCATTACCGAATCCGTCGAGGTGAAGGCCAAGGTTTTCGGCGCGTTGGCTCCGAAGAAGCATGAAGTGACCGGAAGAGATGGAGCGCCTCTTCTGCATCAGCCATACGATTTGAAGGTATTAGGAAAATACCTAAGCAATGACGATCTTGACAAAATCCAGGAAGCGGTACAAATCCTCGAGCGCACCAAACTCGATCACGATACTGCCATCCATCAAGGAGATTGAAGCAGAGAAGTGCAATCGTAGTCTGCACTTCTATGTGCAGTCTGCATGGCCGATTGTGGAGCAGGCGGCGGAGTTCATTGACAATTGGCACATCGGATTTATCTGCGAATATCTGGAGGCGCTTTATTCCCTCCAGATCCAGAACCTTATCATCAATATACCCCCGGGACATGCAAAAAGCATGATCTGCTCCGTGTTCTTCCCCACGTGGGTGTGGATCAAGACGCCGGCGGCGCGCTTCCTCGGCGGCAGTCATGCCCACGACCTGGCCGTGCGCGACGCGGTGCGAAGCCGACGCTTGATCCAATCCAGTTGGTATCAAGATTGCTTTTCCGATCTCTTCCAGATGACTGGCGACCAGAACGTGAAGAGCCGCTATGAGAACGAAAAGACCGGGCATCGCGTCAGCATTTCAGTGGACAGCGGTTGGACCGGCCACCGCGGCAATTACATCGTCTGGGATGATCCGCTGGACAAGAACAAGAAGGATTCGGACGCGGCGCGGGAATTGTCCAACGAGGCGGTCAAGTCCACGTTTGGCACGCGCGGTGACAACCCCAAGGAAATGCGGAGGCTGTTGATCATGCAGAGACTGCATGATAACGATCCAACGGGACACCTGCTCGAGGAGATGAAAAATAATCCGAAGTTCCCACGCTTCGAGCACCTGGTCTTGCCGGCACGTTATGAACCGAAGCGATTCTTCTCGTCCATCGGGCTGAGCGATCCACGTACCACGCCGGGCGAATTGCTCTTTCCCCAACTCTTCGATGAAAAGGTTGTTTCGGACACGGAGACGCTGTTGGGGGACGGGGCGGCCGGCGAACTGCAACAACGACCAGCGCCCAAAGGTGGAGCGATCTACCTGCGGGAATGGTTCGATGGAAAGAACCGATACGACGCGACGGATAAAAAATTCTTTAATCGAATCGTGGCGCGGTGGCTTTCGTTCGATACAGCTTTTGTGGACACCAACGCCGCCGACACAACGGGTATGAATGTACTCGAATTGACACCCGATTATCACCTGGCATTGCGCCTGGCTGAGTGGAAGAAACTGCAATACCCGGCGCTCGTGAGCGAGGTAAGCGACCAGGCGAAGCGATGGAACTATGACGGCAAACTGCGCGGGATCATCATCGAGAATAAAGGCTCTGGCATCTCGCTCATCCAGACCTTGCGGCAGACCGATGAAACCGCCCCGCTGATCCTGTCATTCAATCCAGGCAGTGACAATAAGCCGGCACGGGCACGGCAGGCTAGCACGTGGTGTGCCAGGGATTGCATCCTCCTACCAATGCCGAGCGAGCATGTCCCGTGGTTGTTTGATTTCGAGGAGTTGTTGTTCAAGTTTCCGAACGCGAAGATTGACGATCCCATTGACGCATTCTCGCAGGCAATCCTGCATCTGGTCAACCTGATTGCGGAAGGCTGGCAGTTCAGGACAGGAAAAACGAAGAGGTAAATATGGCTACTGTTTTTGGCGATACTGCTCAATCCTATTGGCAGAAGGTGACATTGATGATGTCGCTGGCCAACGCTTCGAGTTTCAATTCCTGGGACTTCGAGGATATGCTGGATGCGTATTACTTGAACAACGGGCTTTATGACACTGTTCAACAGGCACTTTATGAAGGCGCAATCTGGACGGAGGGCATGAAGCCGTTACGCAACCCAGCCCACCGCGCGGTGGAATTCCACGTCTCGCATCTGTGGCCAGGTAAACTCGAAACTGCCCTGCCGATCGTGGTAGACGATGCCAACAAGAAGATCGTGCCGGCCATCCAGCAGGTATGGACCTGGTCAAACTGGGGGGCGAAGAAGCAGCTTGCAACGCGTTGGCTGGCGAATAAAGGCACGATGTACGTCAAGGTCGTGACCCGCAAGGATAACGCTGGCGCGGTGAACCGCGTCCGCTTCCAGTTGCTCAGGTCGCAGAGCGTGAGCGAACTGGTCAGTGATGATAGCGATTTCCTAATCTATATTCGTCTCGATACGACCGTAACGGGCGAGGACGGGACGGCGAAGACACGCACCGAGATCTGGGACAAGTCGTCTGGAGATTGCAAGGTCTATGAGCATGGACATGGGCGGACCGCCGACGTGGACAGGATGGGAAATCCCATCAAGGTGTTGACGTTCGAGGAGATGAAGATTGATTTCATTCCCATCGCTCATGCGAAGTTCCAGGACATCGGCGAGGAGCGCGGGCTGGGCGTCTTCGTCCACGCGCTGGATAAGATTGACGAGGCGGCGCGTATGGCCACCCGCCTGCATCAAATCCTATTCAGGTACAACAAGCCGACCAAGGCGATTTCGGCGAATGGTTTGGATGCGCAGGGGAAACCGCTTCCTCCGCCGCGCCTGACAGACACGGATGGGAATCTTGTCGAGAGCGGCCAGACGGCGGAATCTACCGACGAGGATATCGTGACCCTGCCTGGCATGGCGCAGATGCAATACCTGATTCCAAACATCAATTACGCCGCGGCGCTCAGCATCCTACAGGATCAGATGGCGGAGCTGGAGGAAGACCTGCCAGAGATCGCCTATTATCGCCTGAAGGCGGATGCGAACGTTTCGGGGAAGGCCTTGCGGACGAAGATTGCCGGTGCCATTGACCGCTGTCTCGATGCGCGTGGGAATGCGGAGGCGGCTTTGGTGCGCGCCGACCAGATGGCGCTGACGATCGGCAAGGTTCACAATCTTGAAAGATTCAGCGAATTGGGCAAGTATGAGAATGGCGATTTCAATCATTCGTTTGCCGAGCGGGACGTGATTCCCATGGACAAATCCGAGAAGGCGGAGATATTCCGCTCGTTCACTTCAGGAGGTATGCCGAAGGGGAGCGCAGGGAAGCAGGCAGGATTATCTCAGGCAGAGATTGATGAGATGATGGTCGAGGAGGATGCCGAGCACAAGAAACAACAGGCATCCCTGGGACAGACATTATTGGAAATGCAGAGGCAAAGGGATCAGGGTAAGCAGTAATGCCGACGGCTTCGCTTCCTCTCGTCGTTCTCGAAGGTCTTGAATTCAAAGCCAATCTGCTGGCGCGGGAAGACGCGCAGACAGAAAAATTGACCAGACGCTGGCTGGCCATGGAACGCCGGCTCTTGCCGCGCTTCGAAGCCCTTGCACTGGAAGCCGCCAATTGGCAGGCGGCAGGCGGAATTGTGACACGCTCGACATTGACATCCATGCCGGGCTATCAAGTATTCCTGGCACAGACGACGGACGAATTAAACCAATACACCGCCGAGACCGACGAGACGATCACGGATGAGCAGAAAATCCTGATTGCGCTTGGAATTCTGTATGCCATTCTCCTCATCCGCACGTATTACGAAACGTTTGGATTGCCTATCCTCCCCTTCCCTGCCCTGACGCCAGCCGTGTTGGAATATTTGGCCGGGCTGGCTGGGAACGGGTCGGCCTTGCGAATCCTTCTGGCTGAAGCGTTCCCTGAAGCGGTGGATGCGATGATCGAGATGTTGGTGCAGGGGATCGCCCTGGGAAAGCCGCCGGCGCAGATCGCCAAGGAGATGGCTGAAGCCTTTGGAATCGGACTGACGCGCGCCCTCAACATCGCGCGCACGGAGCAGTTGCGAGTCTATCGGGAAGCGAGCCTGGCGCAGTACCGCGAGAGCGGCGTTGTGGCAGGCTATATGCGTCTGTCTGCGAGAGACAACCGCGTTTGCCCGGCCTGTCTCTTCCTGGATGATGGGAAAACCGTTTACCCATTGAATGTTCCTTTCGAGGAGCATCCGCAGGGACGGTGCATCCCGATCCCGGTTTTGATCGGCGTGCCAGTTGTGCAGTGGCAAAATGGCATGGACTGGTATCTCGCACAAAATGAGCAGATGCAGAAGAGCATCCTCGGCAAAGGCCGCTGGGAGGCCTGGCAGGCCGGCGAATTTGAACTGGCCGACGTGATCAAACATGTGGATGATGAAACATGGGGCGGATCATTTGTTCCGAAAGCCTTGCGCGACCTGATAGGGAAAATCGAATGAACGATCAGCCACGTCCCCCCATCTTCGATGAACGCAACCGCTTTTTCTGGGAGGCGGCGCGCCGTTTTATGATCTTTATCCTACACGAGTTGGATAAATGGTATGGATGGGAGACATTCAAGCGGTAGGGTATTGGTTTTCGTACCTTGCCCTTCCCCCTGCCTGCTCCTATGATCGCATTGAATAACAAGGGTCTCCTGCCAACCGGCAGCGCACCCGCCCTGCGAAGGCTACGCAGAAATGCCCGCCTTTCAGTGGCGGGTTTTTTTTTTTTCCCATCCCCCCCCCCCCCCCCGGCGCAACGTGCGGCGGAAAAAACACGGAGGAACACATGCTTGACTCCTTGAGAACGCGTCCGCTTTTCCTGTTCGATCAGACCGATGGAGGCGGGTCCGCAACGGATACCGATGCCGGGGCAGATGACGAAGCCAAAGCGAAAGCCGAGGCGGATGTCAAAGCTAAAAAGACCGGGGATGATGCGAAAGATGAAAAGAAGGCGGTCAAGTGGACGCCTGAACAGCAAGAGGAAATCAATCGCCTCGTCGGTGAGACCCGCAAGGAAGAACGCAAGAAAGCCAAATCGGAATTCGAGAAGGAGACCGAGAAGGCCAAAAAGGACGCGGACGACAAAGCACTTGTAGGGAAGCAGGAGTTCAAAACGTTAGCCGAAAATCGGCTGACTGAGATTGAACAACTGAAGTCCCAGGTTGCCGAACTGACCCCGGTCAAAGAGCAAGGCGAGAAGTACAAAGCCGCGCTCGAAGCGCACCTCAAGATGCAAATCGAGAAGTTGTCGAAGCCCTACCAGGCTTTGATTTCCAAACTCGACCCGCTCGAGCAGATCAAGTTCCTGACCGACCACGCCAAGGAATTGGGCGTCACGAACGCGGCCGGCATTGATGAAACGCCCGAGGGCGATCCTGCCAAACTCTCGAAGGAACAACAGGAGAGAGGTCAGAAGCAGACCGCCCTTCACATTCACAAAACCTTTTAGGAGGACGATATGGCCAACCTTTCATTGGTCACTGCTGGCAAGATCGAAATCGTCAAGAGCGACGATCAGTTGACTCTTGGCTTCGCTGAATCCATGATTGCCGGCCAGGCCGCGCGCCTGGATACCAGCGCTGGGAAGTGGACGAAATCCAACGGCACGGCGGCCGCGGAAGCCCGCATCTATGGTGTTCTGGCAAGCAAAGATGGTGCGAGCGCGGTCGGCACGGTCGCCTCCAGGGTGAGCGTCTCGGACAGCACCGCCTCCGCCGTCGTGGACGCCTGCGACGGGACCAACGTGGACGGCGGCGGCAACACCAACTGGGACTTCTGCGTGCCCGTGGTCGGCGGGGATGAGCCTAGAGGGAAGGGCGCCGATGCCCAGGCGCTCCTCCTCGTGAGCTGCGTGCAGGCCGACATGACCCGGATCCGCTGCCGCCTCGACCTCTCCTCCGACATGGCCGCCGGGG